AATGAGTAAGGTGCTGATGTGCCTCTATCGTTAACTCGTAGTGCTACAGCAAATCCACTACCTTCAATTGGCTGTCTTACTAATGGGTTTGACTGTCCACCGTAGGTAGCTGTACCGTATAGTGATGAACCGTAAATAGCTACCGCTGTAGCTGTGTCAAATGGGTAGGCTGCTGGTCTGGCTACGTTAGGTGCTTCGTAATCGTACCTAACAAATAAATCTGCATTAACGGCTGCTTCAGGTGCGTAGTTAATAATCACTCGCTGGAATGATTTACGTATACCAGCATCGCCCATAGTCAAATCAGGTGAACGATATTTACCTGTTACATTGTTACCATCAAAGTCGTTGCCTTGTTCTTGACGATATACAAAACCATCAAACTCGCCATGTACTACAATGCTTTCACCACTAACAGTAATAAAGTCTGTGCTACTAGGGCGTATACCTAAGATATCAGCAAATTCAAAACTGTTATCTTTTCTTACACATATAACTCCTGTAGTCTTTGAACGTACTGTATTGGAGTTAGAAAAGAAAATACGATACTGTGTTTTATCTGGGATGACCACAGAGGTAAATTCATCTACGTCTGATACACCTGCAAAGCGTTCCTGTATCTGTCGGCTGATTGTACCAAGTTCAACGTCACCGATGTTTGCAGTACCAGCAACAGTACGTAATCCATCAGGCCCAAGAAAAATTATGTCTCCACCAAATTCCTGAATTGTTCTACCGTTAAGACAACCAATCTCTCGTGTCACAGGCTGCAATACAAAATCAGCAATAGTGTTGCCTACTAATTTAAATATGCGTTCTTCGCAGAATATAAACAACGAATCACGAAACGGAAACAAACCAGTTATGTTACTGTCTACGTTAATACTACCAGCACCATTAGCGGTACTAAAGTCTGTATCTGTATATGGTGCAGTAAATACTAACTCTTGTGGGTTACTAGACATGCCAGCAAAGAAAAGAGCATTCTTGTAACCTGTAACAAACTTAGGGTTAGCAGGTGCGCCTGTGGCGTTAATGTCAGTTACTGTACTGTTATCGTACTTAGATGCATGATTAGCACCGTCTGCCCACACAATAAAGTCTGTGCCGCCTAATGTATATCTAAAAAAAGTGTATACGCCAGCGTTGCTTCTACCTGTGTCAATCTGTGTCCAGCTACCTGTAGTGCCACCTTTGTGTACCTTACCACCCCGTGCAGCAATGATGTTGCCTTTGAAGTAAGCTGACATAAGTACAGCTTCTGATGCACTAGCATCTTGTGGTACAATATTAGGATTCCACTTGGCGTAACCAGAAATGCGTCTATACCCACCTTGAATATCCGGCTCAAAGTTAGTTAGTTCAAGTGCCATTCCGGGCTGCATAGCAAAAGTTGATTGGTCAAGAACCAGCCCACCCTGACAAGCAAATACATACGGATTAAGGCCAGTTTCATCTGCCATGTTTTATCACCTTAAAATCCTGCGTTAATGCCATACCCTTGAGAATAAGGTATATAAGTAGACCGTACATAGTCTGCTCTGTTTAGAAGCAGCGTCTGCATTTGTTTAATGCCATCCTCAAAACGAGCAAAGTTAATACCGTACTGTTGTGCCTCACCACGATACTGATAAGCGTAGGCAGTAGCACCGTCAACTATAACCTGTCTAAACTGCTCTGGAATAAGTGGAACATCTGCGGCTGCAGCTAGTGCAGTAGGTTTAATAAAGTATTCGTACTTTAGTTCGTATGCTTTATCGGGGTACGGAAATAATCCGTAATTATTATCTGGTGTTCTAAAAATAAACTTAGGAACACTACCTACATTAGTGGTAGTTTCTTGATTAATATATTTTTGTGTATATTCTTTGTAGTCAATAATGCGTAGAGTATTGCCAGCAACAGCGAGTGTTTCATCCCGGCTAATACGAAAAGTNTCNTANTCAATTGATTGAGTATTAGCAGGAGTAGTATATCTAGTTTGTCCCGCAACTAAAGTTTCTGTTTGTGTTACGTGCGTAAAAGGCCAACCAAATTCTCTTTGATTGACGTAGTTAATGGCATCGTTTACTGCATTCTTACACTGAATTTGAAATCCTCTGGCTGTTGTAAAATTAGCAGCAGTCAAGACAACTTCATTCATACGAGCAATTACTTCGTTAGTGATGTCTAAATAATCATATGCCATTACAAATCCTTAAATGAACAGAGAAGTAAAGGGGCAAGTTGCCCTGCCCCCTTACATTAGTCTTTAAGCAACGTCACGTGCTACTTCTTGAGCAGTCAAGTCACCTTCGTCAGTGCAATCCATGATTACAGCCCAGATACGCAGTTTACCAGTAGTAACTGCACCACCTGAAAGTGTAACCAGTTTAAGGTCAATGTTGTCATCAGCAACAGCCATTCGTGGAGAATAAGCTGCTGGGTTCTGTGCTACAACACCTGCTGCAGAAGTTCCGTCAAAACCATCGACAAAATCTTCAGCGGCAATCATGCCTAAGTCTACTGTAAGAGTAGAACCATCAGAGGCAGTATCAACCTCAATACCTGCATTCATAACCATCATGCCTTTTTTAACAGCAATTACTGGAATGACATCGCCAGCGGCAAGTGCGCCACCTTTGTCAGACAGTGCTGTTGCAAAGTCAAATGTGGTCTGAACCATGTATGGATTACGCCCACGCTGCGAGTTGCCACGTGCGGCTTGGAGAGTGTTATCACCTAGTGCCATAATTCAATCTCCTCTACAGCAAGCAGTATTTGGCGTTAACAAGACCTTCAGGACGAAGAATCTTGCGACCATACAAATGCATACCACGGACAATATCAGCGAAGCTGTCCGGGTCGCGGTAAGTCTCAGTCTTGTTGATTTGGTCAGCAGTAGCGACTGATGAAGAATGACCAGCAACAATCATGCCGAAGTTATTAGCATTAGTTCCACCTGTAGTAGATGGACCTGTACCAATAGAAGGCAGGTTGTTAGAAACATGGACTTTAAAGCCATGCAGGTTATTCAAAATCAAACCATTCTGTAGACCAGAACCACCAAAGTCTGAATCAAACAAACGTGAGTCTTCGTCTTTCAGCAGTTCAACAAACACTGGGTCGATTACCAACCAACGACCTTGTGACTCTACGTTTTGCAAGTCAAGTTGACGAGCCATACGTGCAATCACAGTCAATGGGTTAGCTACGCCAGCAGTTGTTGGTACAGCTTCAGATGCGCGAGGCTTCAAGCCCACACAGTTAGCAGCGTTACCAGCATTAAAGTCAGCGGCTGTCANCTTCATTGAAGTAAGAAGTTCATCNNTNCCAGCAGTGGCAACAGNNNNAGTTCCNTTAACAATGTTGTTGACTACATTAGCGTTACCACTAATTGCAGCTTGNTTGAAACCAGTCAAGTAACCAAGNACNTCTNNGTCAAACTGGTCAGNNANNCGGTATGCNGCACGGTTGCTTGAGAGAGACTCAAAGTTAACGTGCGAATGTGCTTCCTCAATGTCGTCAACTTTAAANGCAAAGTAGTTNGCTTTGTCAACGGTGAGGGTGAAATCCTCATCATCAAGGTCTTGCGGGGTAATTGTTGTACCACGCTCGTATGCTTTGACAGTAATCTCAGGTTCTTTAATGATTTTAACTGAATCACCAAAGTTTGCGATTTCTCCAAAGTAGTCGTTATTCGTAATTGCTTCACAAACAGCGGCCTTGCGGAATGCAAGCTGCACCTGTTTGGAGTAAATTACCGGGCTAAAATTACCATTAGGTAAGTTGTTATAACCCGCTGCTCTTGGAAAAGCCATAATCCATCTCCTATTGTTTTGGATTGTTACAGATGCAAACAGTACAATTCTTGGCAGAGGCTGTCTAACGTAGGGTGTACCTTATATAAAAGTTGCAACTAATATACTTAGTAGGCCATGTTAATCAGGTAATCTTAAAGATTTTTGTAGTTTGCGGATTGGTATAGTAAGCAAGTAGCTAACCTGCTTACCTTACACATGACTATAGTTATACTTAAAAATAACTGTTTGTCAACTCTTTTTTATCTAGCAGAACCAGATAAATCATAGATGAACTTACCACTACGAATAGCTTCCATAATTTCATCTGAATGTTTTTCATACTCGTGTACCGACATCTTCTCTACTTGAGACTCACGTAAGTATGTAGAAGATGCATCTTCCTGTGGTTTGTTACGTGTGTTTTTAGTCGTTACAGACTTAGCCGCATCTTTGCTAGGCTTAGACTTCTTAGCTTCAGCAATGCCCATGTCAGCTTTGTACAAATCAATTGCACGTGCAGCAGACCTAGCATCATTGTCATTGTCATACAATGCATCTTGTACCCACTTAGGCTGTTCTTCTGCCCAATTGTGGAAGTCATCACTGTCTCTAATCTCATCAAAGTCAGGATGCATTTGCATCAATGCTGCTTCAGCTTTCTCTTTAGTAGCAGAAGTTTGCATCTCATCAATTGCCTTCATGCGTTCTTCTAGTGCAGTAGATTGCTCTGCTGCTTTCTTCATGGCAATTGTTTCTACAATAGCTGCTACATCTGGGTAGTCTGCTGCCCACTGTTCAATGTCCTCATCGGACTTGGGTAGCTTCATTTCTTTCTTGGTAGCTTTTTCTAGCTGGCTTTTCATTGCCGCTAGTTCAGCCTTAAACTCTTCAGCTTGCTTTTGTTGGTGTCGGCGTAGGTCAGAGTAACGCTTCTTAAATGTCTTTTCTTCTGCGCTAGTAGGTTCAGCTTCTTCTGCCTCTACTTCTTCTGTTTCACCTGCGTGTTCTTTTTTGAGTTGTTCTAGTTCTTCTTCGTCACGTTTAGTGCGTTCTTCTTGAGTGTATGGTTTATTTACAAATGCCACTTTAGGCGTAGTCTTCATGTCTTCTGCTAATAGTGTATCGTTCATTATCTATTCCTTTGTTGGGGCCGCTGTAGCCACACTGTCGGGTGTGGGGAGTGAGTAGCCAACTGATTGGGTTTATATTATCCTAGCAGCTAAACCCTTTTTCTGCTGTTTTTCTGGTAAAGGTTTCATAAACTGCCCAAGAGCAGCATCAAAGTCAGCACCAAATACTTTACCAATGATACGCCTAACATCACTATTCATAAACTTACGAACAACTTCACGCTCTTCGGTAGTAAGTGCTTCGTAATTATTATATATTTCTTGAAAATCTAGTTCCATTATACGCTCTTTTCGTTGTATAGTACAGTGTAATCTTTTTGTTTTACAAATAAACCAATTGCATAACAAATAGCTTCACCAACATTTTTAATTATCTTACCTGTAATAGTAGTTTTTGTATGCTTTATGGGGTCTACTATATGAGCAATTTCTTCAGCACGTTTTATAGTAAGGTACTCAAAGATATTGCAAACAAGTTTGTTTCTACGTATTACAGAAACCATAGGAATAGCCCAGTAGTGATAGCCACGAACAAGTGTATCTGGTAAATCACGCGCTGTGTACAATACATCCATTCTATACAAGTCCCGCGATAATTTTCCTTGTTTATATAATTCTGTACAAATTACTCGACTGTCTGTTGAGTTATCTGATTCACGTTGCTCACGTTCTGCCGCAAGGGCGAGACCTTTAGCAGAAGACTTAGGACCAGAAGATGTTACGGGGGAACCATCACTACTGCGAACTACGTTACCGCTACTGTCAGAAACTTCCCCAGAAGCGGCTGGACGTGAACCAACATTAGCTGCTCTACCTTCAGATTTAGCAGAAGCTATTTCTGCTTTTTCTGACCTTGATATTTCCGCTGCGACATCCCTACTAAATGCATCCCGCGCAGCAAACGCACTGTCATATTTTCCAGCTTTAATATCTCGCTCAAAAGATTTGCTGTACCCTGACTTAGAAGACATCTCTTTTGTAATAGTGTCCTGTACAGAAGGCTTTGAACGGTCTCGTGTGGATGACCTTGCTGCCGAAGAAACTAAATCTTGCGTTTGCTGTGCGGGGGTTTTTCGGCT